AGGTAATAACAAATAAGGGAGTTAATATGAAAAGTTTGTTAAGCTTAACACATATATTATATCATATTTCCTGGTTATAATTAAATACTTCAAAACAAGGAAATAAAAAAAGAAATTCCACGTCAGAACGTATCTGCCTTTAAATAGGTGTGGAATCGTTGGTATTTGTTATTTAAAATATCTAGTTCTAGACAATACTATTATATCATATTTTCGTTAGATATACAACGGTTTCAAACATAAAAAAAGAAGCCCAGCAATTAAGCTAGGCTTTTAGAGACAAAAGGAAGCCGTCTCTCTGTTCTCGCTTGTCGTCCTATATATATATTATATCACATTATTCACACTCTGTTAAGTATTTATCTTCAATCCACTGGTCTGAATCTTTGTAGTTAACGCGAGACCAACCGTCTTTTTTCTCATAAACTCGAACTCTTGTTCCAGCAGCTACGAATTCCTTATCCTCGCTTGCTAAGTCTGGTTGACTTTCTAAGTAGTAGTCAATAGATACTGTCGCTTCGTAATATGGTGTGTCGCTTTTTGGTAGCTCTACATCTTCATCTAGTATAGATTTTTCAACTACAGCTGCAACGTTTGTAGTATCTCCGATTTCTACTTCTCCACTTCTTAGCTTTTTAATTCTGTCGATAAAGTAAGCTTTACAATTTTGAGTGCCTGCACCATAGTAAGCACCGCCGCCGCCATGTAATTTCATTGAACGATGCGGACAAGCTGTAGCACTAAACTCGTGATGTAACCTTACAGTATATTCATTTACTGGTAAGCCATAAGATTCTAGTAATTCTCCTGCTATCATAAGCGTTGCATCTTCGTTAGCGATAAACTCTTCATCAGATGCACTCATTGATTGACAAGATTCTAGACCGATGTAATTTGCGTTCCCTTCGTAAGTCGCTGTATGCCACTCTTGGTAATTAACAGGTTGGAATACAAGTGTATCATTTCTATCTACATAATAAGCTGCAAATCCTGTGTCTAATGTTCCGTTGTTAACTTTTGCTGTTAATTGCGATTCCCACGCTTTCGCTCCCCAACTTGACGCATCGTTGTGAATTACAACGCCACTTATTGAGTTTTTTGGCGGTGCGAAATAAATTCCGTTTTGAAAGTATGAACTGTAAATATCTGCCATTTTAAAATCCTCCTAAATTTGAATAAAATAAAAAGACTATTGCTAGTCTTGTTTTGGCTTGTCGTATGTTAAGGCTTGTTCACTGTCTGAAAAACCTTTTGTTGTAGGGTCATTAACTATTCCTAGTAGACCTAATAGTAAAAATACTGTGTCAACAATTCCGTTAATGTTAGTGTTGAACATTTCAGTATTTAGATTGTAACCTAGCAACATTGCAACTTGTTTGACAAGTAATAGTAATGCTGCTATGAACGCTAATACAAAGCGTTTATTCTTAAAACGTACTTTCCAATTTATCATATTTACACCTCCTTTCATTAATTAATTTTGCGGCCATGGCTCGTTAGTTAAATAAGAGATAGAACTTATTCGTATATCTCCAATATCTCTATCTGTTGGCACAGGGTCTGTGAACTGGAATCTTAACTGGTTATAATCTCCAACGCCGCCTAAATACCATGTCCCATAAGAAACGCCTTTATCGTTATATATATTCCCAATAAGTGAAGCTTCAGTTCTATATCCTGCTGGGATTCCATTATTTTGAATAATATAACAATTTCGTTCCTTGTCAGAGCCTTGCAGAACATATCCTGCACCACCTCTTCTAACGATTCCAAACCAACCCCAGCTTAAACCTCCGAACTGATAAGATACTACATTATTTACACGTCTTACTTTAACGAATGAGTTTCCTAATTTCGATACTGACGGAAGTACTTTCCAACCTGTGTCCCCAATTAGAACTTCCCAACCTGTGTTCCCTGTTCCGCTTTTCTTAATCCATTTCAAAGCACCGTTAGTTACCGCCTCGTCAACATATGTCGTTCCAACAGGTGCTGTAACTACTCCATTCGGCATTCCTCGTCCATGAATTTCCCACTGTTTCGCTTCTAGAACTTTTAAGCGGTTGTCTAGTTCGGTTGTGTTACCTGTGTTACCTGTATTTCTTGGTAGATAATCATGTATATTTCGTGTTGTTATAAACTTGATATTATCTCCCTCAGAAAATTCAAAGTCTGGAGTATATCCACTTGGAAGTGAAGTAGCTAATGTATACAACGCTGTATCTAAGTTTGTGTAATTATTAGCACCACTAATGATTATTCTTTCAGTATTATTACTGTAAATTCTTCCATAATAATTTCGCGAATCCCCTATGCGTGTATTTCGAAAATATTCATAAGGATTCATTGCACCGCTTGTATTAAAAGGTGCTTGAAATTTATTAACAGTTGTTCCCATATTAAATTCAAGTGTATCAATTCTTAATTTTTCGGTTTTTAATTCATCTTTAGTTGCAAAATCATTAGTGTCAACATTCCCTGCAGGTCTACTCTCTAATGTTGTTAACCTACTCTTAATATCCGTGTCGTTATATGGTTGAGGTAGTTCTGTCTTTTTAGCATATTCAGTTAACGGTTGGTGTTGAGTTAAATAACCTTTACTGTTTAATTCATCTTTCGTTACTAGGTTGTCAACATTTGGTTGACTACCACGTAACGCTTGTAACTCCTCTTTGGTTGCAAGGTTTGAAGTGTCAACTGTTGGTTGATTGTTCCTAAGTTCGTCTAACTGTTCTTTTGTTGCAAGACCCGAAATATCTTGGTGCTGTGTTAAGTAATGCTTATCTTCTAACTGTGTATTTGTCACAAAATTACTTGTGTCGATGTTAGCTGTTACTGGTCTGTCTTCTAGTTCTTTGATTTTACGTTTAATCTCACTATCATCATAGCTTGATGTCACTGGTCTGTTCTCTAGTTGTGTAACTTTAGCTGCAACATTGTCAACAGATTGTTTAGTTGCAAAGTTGCTAGTATCTATTGTAAGCTGTGTTTTAAGCTCTTCTAGTTTACTGTTTGAAACGTAGTCAATAGGTAGTTCAGACTTCTTCGCATAATCAACTAAACTTTGGTGTGCTGTTAAAAATCCTTTGTTGTCAACTGTATTGTTAACTATCTCTGTAACGTTTGGCATTTCGCTTTTTAACTGATAGTCGTTAAGCGTTGCAGTTCTTACAACGTCTGAAATATCGTTAGTTCTTACAAACTCTGATAGGTCTGTTTTTAAAGCAAATGTATTTTTAGCTTTCTCTAGTTCTGTTGCTAGTACTTCTTTTGTTAGTACGTCCAACTTGTCAACAACTACACTATTTGCAAAATATCGCTCTTTAACTGGTAAGTTGTCTTTTAAATCATACTCTGACATTTTCACATCAAAAGAAAAACTGTACACATCACTTTCTTTCTCTTCATTTTTCAGAATGATGTAGCAGTTTACTCTTTCGTTATCAGTTATTAAGCTAGTATCAAACTTAAACTTAATCTTGTTGTCTTCAATTCTTCCTTGCGTTTCCCAATATTTCACACTCTTAACAAACTTGAATAATACTGTTATTTCTTCGTTAGTTAAAGTGTAATTACTAATTGTTAATTCAAACTCATTGTTATTTTTGTCGTGAGAGTAAAGCTCGCAATTACTGCGAACTTTAATTCTCTTATTTACTGTGCTGTTAAATGTTAGTTGTATTTTTTTGTCTATCATCATTTACCTCCTTTATCATTTTTTACTGGTAAATTTTTAAAGCGTTCAAACATTTCAGTTACTGCCCCGTTGCCATCTAGCTCTTTGTAAGAACGATATAGAATTGTTATTTCTTGCAGTTCCTGCAACGTGATATATCCACGTTCTATTAACTTACTCATATCTTGCAGCAATCTATAGCGGCTCAAAGTTTTTGTTCCGTCTGCTGCTTTTTGTACTAATATTTTAAGCTCTTTTAAAGTAGCATTGATATTTTTTAGGCTGTTATTCCCTTGCTCTAGATAATGTTTAACTACCATAGTTATTACAGATGCAACGAAACCTATAATAGCGATTAAAAGACTATCGCTCATTTTTCGCTTTCTCCACAAGAGCTTTTAATTGCTCGTTAGAGTTGACAAGTTCTTTTAACTCTTTTAACTCTTCGTTTTCTTTTTTAAGCTCTTTGTTCTCTTGATTAACGTTCTCGTAAGCTAGTCTATATGTTGCTAACTCTATTGTCTTCTCTGATAATTCCTGCGCTACAATGTGAATCGGTTGTATTTGGTTATTTTCCATGTTTTAAAATCTCCATTTCTTTTTCTAGTTTTTCGTTCTTTTTAGACAATTCCTGTATTCCCTTAATTAAATATGGTACTAGCTCGAACGCTCCATAACTTTTTATATCGTCTGGAAGCTGTTTAAATGCATCTGGAAGATGTTCTTCTACTTCTTGTGCCATAATCCCGCAAGATATATCTTTTACTTCTCCGTCGTATTCTTTCGTATAGCTATAAGTATTTAGCTTGTTAAGTACTTCTAAGGCGTTAACTTCACTTTCTTTAATATTGCGTTTATAACGGCGGTCAGAAACATCTTTGTTCGCTGCTACCCAGTCATAACTGCCCCACGGATAGTAGAAATATACGTAACTTCCTTTGTTTTCTATTCTCTCGTACATATGAGAATATAACCACTTACCAGAGTTACCTTTTTCATCATTAAAAATAATATTTCCTGTTACTTTTAAATTTCCAATAACTGTTGGCGTATTCCAAAAGTAAGCAGTATTCTTGCAGTGCATTTGCCCGTTTTCTTTAACGTACCATGCGTTTGGACCGACTTCATTCCATTTGGTACCCCAGTTTACCCACAGGGCAGTTTGCCCCCACGTTCCACTACCATTAGACATACCAACATAGAACTGATTTTGCCCAGTTAACCACCATGCACTTTGACCATCTCTATCATGTTTACCTATTTGGAATCCTCCTATATATCCTTTATAAGCTCGTAAAAAATCCGTCTCTAATTGAGTAGAAGAGATTTTAACGGCTTTTAAATTTTTTATAAAAGCATTCCTTGCGAATAATTTGTCTATAAAAGCATCCTCTGCCGTCAGTTTATTAATCATTGCATTATCAACTCTTAAATGCTTTCCCTCTATAGCTAATGCATCAATATGTTGTGATTCAATAGCTCCAGCTTTTATATTACCTGCTTTGATTTCTTCTGCGCCAATATGTCTTGATTTTATAGTACCATCTACAATTAGCTCTGCATCACGTTGCTTGTATATTTTAAAATTAGTAATTACTAGTTTTCTTGCTACGCTTTCACGTTGGTATATTTGAAGATGATATCCTTTAATTTTTTTTCCTTGATTTTCGGATGTGATGTAAACTTCTATAACTTCGTTAAAATCATTAATTTTAGTGTTATAACCAGAAATATCACACCCCCCTGCTCCGTCAGTTATTGTTCCGTCTTCGTATTCTACTACTAAATGGACTAGAATCGGTAGGTTTGAAATTATTTCTTGCGTTAACGTTCCAGAAACACGGAAACAGTCTCCTTTTTTTAAATTATCATCAACTATTTTTGGTGTTACCACCTTACTAATAGTAGTAACTTCTACTCTTTTTCTATAGTCGTATATTACTAAGTTGTCATAGTTAGGGGATAATACAAGCCTATCTGTAATAGCTTTTATTCCATCTGGACTAGCAGTTAGCAAGCTAGAAACAACTTTACCGTTGATTTCTTTTCCACTTCCTAAACTAATACCATTTTCATTAATAGTTATTTCAGATTTCTTTAAAACCCCAGATTCTATTGTTTGGATACTTGAGTTTATTTGGTTGAACTTAACATCTAAATTAGCTGTAGTGCTGTTTATTTGCTCTGTAACACTATCTTTTAATTCTTTCTTAACTTGAGTACTAACCCCCTCTGCAGTGCTTGCTAAGAGTGTTTTAAGCTCTTTATTTTGGAACTCTGTTAGTAGACCTTTGTTGTTTAATTTCAAGCGCCCCCAGAACTCGCTGTTCTCATCTCGCATTTCTATATCTAAGTCTCTTAACTGTTTAAAGATACCGCTTAATGAGTTAGCTTTTTCGTAAGGGCGTTCAAAAGTTGTTACATCTTCTCCACGTTCTAGTTGAATACGTGAGAGTTGTGTTGTTCCGTTGCATCCCATATGATACAACTTAACTTTATCAGTTTTATTTTTCGGTGTGAAAGTATATTCATATTTCCCGTTTCTATACTTCGCTTCTTGTTTGCCTGCGTTAACTTCTACTTGCATATACTACACCTCCACTCCATATATTTTTATCTCCGTATTGAAATTTAAGTACTCGTCTATTTTCCTTAAACGTTCCAACATTCTTTTTTTACTTTCTAAGTCTTTAAAAGTAACTTCAAAACTATTAACATAGTTATCACGCCTTGCAATTGTTACTCCGTCTGCTATAACAACATCTCCTATAGTTATTTTCTTTGGCACATATCTTTCAAAGTCAAATGTTTCATCTTCTGTACTTCCCTCTGGATACCACGCTGAAACATAAAAGATTTTTCTTTCTTCTTCTAATTCCACTACATCGCCTTTTCCATAAGTTTTTATTAATGGATAATATAGACCTATTAATTTATCTCCTAAATACCTGCGCCCTACTGTTTTATTATTTACGATTATTTTTACTCTTTTCATAAGCTACTCCACTATATCGTAAATTGTGTTAGCGTCTTTTGCAGGTATGTTGAAATATTGTTGTTCAGTTCCTATCCAATATTTCAGAGGTTGTCCGTTTTGTTGGTTGATTATGTTGCTACCTTTTAAATTTTCTAAATTAGGTTGCCATTTGCTAGGTACTTCATCCCCAAAACTTATATAAGGCTCTGCGATTTTAAAATGTCCGTTCTTAACAAAATATAAGAAAAACCATTGTGTTTCACTTCCAAAGTCTAAAGTTTCTGTGATAGTGAATTTTTCTTCGTAAATAGTCCATTGATTTCTAGGTAAGTTGCTTAAATTTATAGTTTTTATTGTTTTGTTGATACTATGTTTTTTAATAGCTAGATATAGTCCACTATCAAGGTTAACGTCCGAATAAATGTAAATAGGTAGTCTTAATACTAATTTATCTCCGTTTTTAAGTAATGTTTGAGTTGTATTAAGTTGAACTCCTGCCCATGTGTTGCTAGCTGCACCGCTCTTTTTAACGTCAAGAGCGTTGCGCCCGTTATAATCATTAGTGATTACTGACATAGTAGGATTCCCAGATGTTATGATGTCAGTATTAGTAAATTGTGAATCAAGTATTAAATTGTAATTTCCTAGTATCGCATCTTTCCCATTTATTCCATCTTGTCCTTTTTCTCCTCTTTCTCCTTTTAAACTTGCTTTTTCTTGAGGTGCCAAGGCTTGGAAAGTTCCGTTTTCTCCTCTTTCTCCTTTTTCTCCTGCAATATACTTCAAGTCGCTATATCTACTTATCCCGTTACCTATTTTGGCTTTTCCTGTATTTGTTTCTATTCCAATTTCTCCATCAAGTAAGATTAACGGACTTGCTAACCACTCGCTTGAAGACATTCTTTTATGTTGTACTCGTATAGGTATTTTTTCCGCCATCTAATTACCTCCATCAAATATATATTTAGGGTTGTCGTTCCAACTTCCCTCTATGTCGTTCTTGTTACTGTCTGCTATTTCTAAAAATTCAACTGGTGCGAATACTGGAGCAGCGCTTTTTATTGAAACTAATTTATTCTGTTCTTTAAACCACAAACTTTCTACAATTAGAGTATATTGTGCATCATAAACATGAAGTAATGGCTTTTCTATTTCTCCTGTGTTGAACGATACTTCCATAGGGCTGTAGAAACCTGTGCCATCTTTCACTATAACTTTTAATGGATGCGGAGCAGGTCTACTAAGTTTAATCTTAATATCGTAAAAATCATTATTTACACAAGTTGCCTCCCAGCTAATAGTGTACTTTTTCCCAACTTCAAAACCATCACCGTTATGCTCTATTTCTACATAGGGCGTCCCTGTTGGTATTTCTCTGTTAGTATCTCCCTCTACTCTGTTTTTCCCATAAGTAATAGAATCATCTGTTCCAACCATTTTTAAAGTAGTTTCTGCTATGTGTGTAGTTTCTTCTATTTGTTGCCTTAATCTTGAAATATCTTCCCCGTTTATTGATTTAAAACGTTCTTCAAATTCTTTTACAGCCTTGTTAACTTCTTCTCTAAATGCATCTGTAGTTGTGTTAAACTCTTCTCTAATCTTTTTAGAGAATAATTCGCTGTTGATTACAGCTTTTTCAATTCCTTCTTTTGCACTATCTTCTATTTCTTTCTTTTTCTCATTGAAATACTTCATGAAGATTGCTTCTTGCTCTTGTAATAGTTTATTTAACTGTTCTTCTAATGAATCTGCTTTACTTTCTAACTTTTCAAATTGCGTTGCTGTAGTGTCGTTGAAATTACTTCTTGTATCTCCGATTTCAAGCTCATGATTTTCTTCAAGCAACACATCCCACACAACTTTAATAACTTTTGCATTTTCATTCATTATTCCTAAGTCTTCATAATAAACTTTTAATGTGTCGCAAAGGTCAACTACTTCAATAGCAGTATTTCCAAAAACGCTACTTACTTTACTTAAATCTTGATAAGAAAGTTTTAAATTAAGTTTAGGCACTCCAACATTATTACTTTTTATGTAACTGTTAACAGCACTTCTTAACTTTTCAGCAGTTCTTATCTCGTCATCACTTGAAAAGTCTACTTTTAAGATTCTCCTGTGTGTAAAATTACTAGCGTGCGGGCTGTCAACTACTATCTCTGGTAAAGTTAAGATAATATCTTTCTTTTCTTTGTGTGTGTCGTGTTCATCTTGATACTTAACAAAAGGGAAAATAGATGTATAAGTTTCTATTATGCTTTGTTCTTGCTCAATATCCAGTAAGTTTTTACCATAAGCTATAATTGTTGGTGTCTCTCTTCCCATTTGCTTATGTAATTTGATATATAGGTTATCAAACTCATACTCTCCGCCCCACACGTCTAATATAGAGCCTTCTTTACCTCCTAGCGCTTCTCTTGCGTTCTCTATGCTGTCAATAGTCCATTTAGTTTTACTACTAGTTAGAATATCTGACCAGACTAAAAACTCGCTCTTGCTGTCTAGTAGGTTATTTTTCCATGTTTCAAGAGCATATGTTGCAGTTCCTGCTACTTCTACCTCTCCGTTAAGAACGTTCATAGCTGTTTTAACTTGTGATATGTGTTTGCAGTAAATTTTGTATCCGTCTTTAGACTTTGTTATTTGTGATACTATGAATCTTTGATTCTTCGCTCTATGTCCTGCATCACATTTTATAATCATTCCCTCTTTAATCTTTTCTACGTCTTTTCCGTTTAAGCTGTAGTCAAATTCAAGAGTGTATATCCCGTTACGTTCTCTTGTAACGTAACAATTAGAAGCATCGGAAAGCACCGATACTCCTAAGTGTTCAAAATTAGTTTCATTTGCTTTGTATAAAATAGGATATGCCATTATGCATTAGCCTCCCATCTTGGTGTAATTTCACAAGTAAAAGAGTTGTTATCCCAGTTTATAACGTTATCTCCTACTTGTAGTTTAGGGAAAGGATAAGTATATACTTTGTCATACTGTGGCTCTTTATTCTGATAATGTGCGGATTGCGTTTCACAGTCAATAATAATATGTCCACTTACACCTTTTAACTTGAATATTTGCGAATTAATAGTTAACTTCACATCTCCAGTTCCAGTAAGTTTAATTAGTGGTTTCGCTTCTCTAAACTCTGGATTAACTAAGTTCTGCCCTTTTCTAATCTGGATAGGTTGTAAACCTGTTTTTAAATACTTAATAGGATGTATCTTAAAGTTTAGAATACATTTCTTTTTAGCGTTCAAACTACCTTTGATATTGAACGTCTCAAAGAATATAGCTTTATATAAGTAATTATCATCCCAACTAAACTCTAAGTCTTGCCATATCATCTCTGAATTGATTAACCATTGATTCATTAATCTAATAGTTTCATCAAGATTGATTTTAGGGCTTGTAACTTGCCTTTTAACATAGTATCTTGTGCCATCTGGTCTATATTTAACATCTAGCGCTATGCTAACTCCTTGATAAAGAGCAAAGGGAAAAGCTCTTGAAATATATTTAAGATTCTTCTTATTCTGAATCTTTGCACCGTGTACTCCGTCTATCTCGATTAATTCTATATTGTTCTGTGATGATTCTAACTCAATATCATCAATAAGCCTTAATCCTACCTCTTTTGAGGAAACTCCGTTGTAAGTTATATATTTATTAATCAAGTCTATCTCCCTCCTCTCTAATCATGAATTTAAGCTGTTTATATAAATCTCTTACATCATCTTTAGAATGATTTTCAAAGTTTTCTATGTGTAATAATGCTTTGTAGTTGTTAGCTGTGCTGTTGTTAACTGTGTTAGTTGCTCCAGCTGTTGCAAGTCCTAGTCCTCCACGTCCTAGAGATAACATTTTCTCGGGAGCTATACTCATTCCACTAGCTCTATCAACCATATTTCCTAACGCTTTAAATACTGTTGGACTACCTTTTTCAATACCTTTAGCAAAACCTGCAGGCACGAACACACCTAATCTAGCAAATAATCTAGATGGCGAGTGAATCATCGCTGCTGCTCTTGCTGCTCTCTCTGCTTGTGCAACTAGAGCGTTTGCTGCTGCTGTAACTGCACCTAATGCACTCATCATCCCTTGAGCTAGTCCGTTACCTATTTGCGCTCCTATGCTTACCATTGCGCCAATACCACTCCTTGCTACACCTTGCATTGCGCTATTGATACTGTTCATCGCTCCAGTAATAGCTCCTATAGAGCTATTTAAACCGTTAGCTATGTTTTGTCCACATTCTTGACCTGCATGGCTTCCAGTTTGGCTCATTTCAGATGCCATTTGAGATAAAGCGGATATTATTTGAGAGCAAGCGCTTTGCACTGCAGATACTGCGCTTTGCATAGAGCTTGTAATACTGCTAGATACTGTTGTCATTGCACTACTTACAGATACTGCCATGCTTGTGATTTGAATACCAATTCCAGCTACTGCCGTTCCTATCCCGCTTAATTGCGCTACTGTTGAAGTTATCGAAGCACTTAAAGCAGTGAAAGACATTGACATTGCAGTTATTGACATATTCAACGTTTCAAACATCATTGATACACCACTTAATGCTGCACCCATACCTGTAATTGCAGCACCAAACATTGTAAATTGTGCAACTGCCATTGTTAAACCTAAACCTAATGACATTATGCTAGTGTTAAATGATTCTAGCTGTGTACTCATCGCTGTTAATCCAGTTAATGAAGTTAGGGCGGCTGTTGCGAATGTTGATAATCCTGTGCTTGCAGCCGTTATAGATGCTGGAATAGTCTCGAATGCTACTTTAATTGAATCAATAGGAGCTACCATGCTTTGCAATGCTGTTCCTGTTGTTGCAGCTGCTGTGTTAACAGAATTTAAAGAGTTACTGAAAGATGACATAGCGTTACTTAATGCTTCCATCTCTCCTGCTTTACCTGCTATTTGACTTAATCCTGTTGCTATAGCTGTTAACGATTTAACTAAGTTCCATGCGCCAACATTAGCTATATTTTGGATTCCTTCTCCGAAAAGTCTGAATCCATTACCTGCTCTTTCTGCGGATTCTCCAACACTTCTAATTACGTTGGCTATGCCATCTAATACAGACTTAATTGCACTACCAACACTATTAATTACAGTTCCGATTCCCTCGAATACACTCTTGATTCCGTTTCCTGCGCCTTCAAATGCGCTTTTCAGTCCTTCTAATACTGATTTAATAGAACTACCAACGCTTTCTATTACACTTCCTACACCTTGCATTGCACTTTGAATAGCACTTCCTGCGCTTGACACAACGGAAGCTATTCCTTCGAATGCTAAGCGTATTCCGTTACCTGCTCCAGTTGCAGCAGCACCAACTCCCACTAATGCGCTCTGAATCGCACTACCTAAGCTAGTTACTACGCTCGCTACACCTTGTAAGGCGCTTTGAATACCTGTTCCAATAGCTATAATAACTGTTGCTACTCCTTGTAAAGCTGCTTGAAGTCCTGTTCCTAATGCTGTGATGATTGAAGTTAAGGCTGTTCCTAATGAACTTATAATAGCTGTAAGTCCTCCAGATAACGCTGTAATAACTGCAGATATTGCTGTACCTAATGCAGTGAATACCATTGCAACTCCCTCTCCTTGCGTTCCTAATAGTGCAAGTCCTGCTGCAACTAGAGCGATTGCTGCTCCTAGTGCTAAGAAGTTCTGCGGAGGTACTAGAGCTATTGCTTGTCCTAGTCCTCTGAATGCAGTTGCTAGTCCTGTACCTATTCCTTTTGCTGCTGTAGAAATTCCTTTTCCTAAGCTGTCAACTATTTTAGGTATACCACTTAATGCGCTCTTGATTCCTGTTCCTATTCCTTTTGCTGCGTTTCCTATCCCTTTACCTGCAGAATCAATAACTTTTGAAATGCCTGTAAAGATATTTTCAATCGTGTTTTTCGCACCTGTTGCCTTGCCTGTTAAGTCATCAAGGCTTTGTGTTGCTCCTTTACCTAAACTTTTGAATGGGTTAAAAGATTTTAATGATTTAAACACATCTAATCCTTTAGCAGCTAACTTGATAGCTTTGATTGAACCTGCTATTGCTAAGAATCCATAAGCTAAGGCGCTTAAAACACTAGGTGGAATTGCGCTAACAATTTTTCCTAGAGCGTTAACTGCTCTTGCTGCCCATTTGACAAGCTCTCCGAACACTCTTGCTACAATTGATAACACACCGCTATTAGCTAATGCGCTAACTACATTACCTATTGCACTACCAACACTCTTAAGAGCGTTAACCGTTGCAGTAAGTGCGCCGCTATCTCTAAATGCATCCCACATCTTTTTAATGGTGCTAGTCAGTAATGATATTCCACTAACTACTTTATTAATTACCTTGTCTATATCAATACCATCTAAAAAGCTACCTAACTTCTCTGCCATACCATCAAAATTAATTTTATCAAGAGCATTCGCTACTCCGGAAATAGCTTTAATCCCGAATTTATTTAACTTTTGGAAAGCTGGTTGTAGTTTGTTAGCTAGTGATTCTTTTGCACCATCTATAGCTTGGTCTATACTTTTAAATTCAGTTGCCATTTTTGCAAAATACTCGTTGTTCCCAACTTTCTTAATAGCATTGAAAAAGTCTTCTGTTTTAACTGTTCCGTTTTGTACAGCCTGTACAAGTTCACTTGTAGACATTCCCATTTCTTTAGCTACTGCACTAATCCCTGCTGGTGTTTGTTCTAACATTAGCTTGAAGTCTTGCCATGCTACTTTAGGCTTTGCTGCCATCTGTACAGCCTGTGTACTTAACGTTTTCATTGCTTGAGTTGGATTCTCTGCAGCTGCTGCTAGTCCACCGAATCCAGTTACTAGCTTGTCAGTTCCCTCTATCCCTACTGCTGCTAATTGTGAGTAGGTTTGTGCCATATCAGAAGCACTATAGATAGTTTTGGTCGCATAGTCCTGCATAGCACTTTTTGCAGCTTGTATTTCATTAGTGCTTTTACCTAGCATTTGCATGTTTCCCTCGAAAGTTTGCCATGCTTTAGAAGAACTATTAAGCTCTGAAATCATACTTTTTACACCGCTAGTAACACTACCTATTGCCTTACCTATTCCAGCGCTAACTAAATTAGCACCTAGAACACTTTTAAATAGAGAGCCTGTCTTTTCTCCTGCACTCTTTAATCCCTCTAGTGAATCTTTAATTCCTTTTATTCCAGACTTTGCCTTTTCTCCTGTTAAGTCAACATCTATTTTTACTTTACCTACTGCCATATATTCAACCTCCTTTCTTGTTTATTCTTTAAGATAATTTATTAATCTTCATCGTAAGGAAGTTCATATTCTTGTTGTAGCTTTCTCATATCTTCTTTATACTCTGCGCTGTCTCCTTTTCTTGGCTTCCAGCTACGTATCTTCAATACTTCCATGAATTTAGTATCACTTGGAAGTCCATTTAACAGAGCATTGAACTTTTTCCAATGCAATTTTTGTCTTTCTTCGATTAAATCGATTCCATATGCCTGAAAAAAAGAAGCGAATATATAATCCGCATCATACTTTAGACTATATACTCGCTCCTCCTCTTTCTTTTGTTGTACTGGCATAGGATTACCAGCTAAATCATATTCAATTGCTTGTGTTTTTTCGTTGACAATGTGCGCTTTGAAAACTTCTTCTAAGATTTCGTTTACTTCAATCAAGTCAAAATTTGAGAAATTAGCACCAGTTAGCATTTGCAAAGCTAAATAAGGCTTTATCTCCTCTTGTATTTCTTTATCTTGAAGTAGCTCAAATACTCTTAACACTTTGCCAAAAGATAAGTCAAGAGGATAACTATTACTTCCGATTATTAAATTATCTTCTAGTTTTTGTGATAAATTTAACATGATTAGTCTTCAAGATATTTTAATAGTTTATCTTCTTTATAAGTGTTCCCGATTTCTTCAAGTAGTCCTTTAATCATTTGAATAGCAAACAATAAGCAAGAAATACTAGATTCATTAGCTAAGCTATAAACTCTAGTGAACACATCATTATCGAATAGCGATTCCCATATATCTTTACTTATGTTGTAGATAGTGTCTATATCTTCCGTTGTCCCTGTCATGTTGTTAGCTTTTTCTTCTAACTTACCTAGTTCTTTGCCTAATCTATCAAGCTCTTTTATGTTTTTATCATTTACTGCAAAGTTTAAAGTAAACTCTCCAAATTCTACTGGAATAGTGTTTTCATATCTTTTAATTACAACCATGTTAAATATCCTCCTAAATTATATTAATTAAACAACTGCTGTCTCTTTTGGTAATGTAACCCATCTTAAAGTACATTCAAAGTTCTCAAATTCGTTAGCGTCTCCGTCTCCTGCTTTGATTCCACTTGCGATGGCAACTGCTTCCCATTGTGTTTTATTATCTGAACTTACGACTTTAAACCATACTTTACGTTCATCTCCAACTTTGTAACGTAGTCCTGCGATTAGTTTTTGCGCTTCATCTTCAACATCGTAGTTCCCCTCGAATGAGAATCCAGCCTTAACAGATACTACTACTTCCTCTGGTGTCCCGTCTCCGTCATAGTATGCGATGTCGTCAGTATCTTCATCTGTTTCATCGTTTACTGTTTTAATGTATTTCGCTAACAGTTTATAATCTGCTTTTTGTGGCGCTGTCGTTGGGTTAGCAGGGTTAAACACTGCTACATAGTGCTTTCTAAGTGCGTTCTTTTGTCTTGCCATTAATTAATCTCCTTTAATTTCTAATTTTGCTGTTAATGTAAGTGTGTAAATGAAAAAGCCTTGTTCATCTTGTCCATTGATAGATGGCTTGGCTATTTCCATTTCTAAAAATTGATACGAATTATTTAAACTAGGTAATTTTATTCCAAATTGTGATAAATAGCTGTGAATAGTCCATATAATAGCATTTGCTCGTTGATTGTCTTTACTCTTTACTGCTATCTCGTAAGGTAAGCTAATTTCTTGTGAGCCGTCCATAAATAGTTGTTCTACTCTTCCACCGCTTATTAGATTAATAACTAGGTCATCTCTTTCATTAAAGTAGTCTATTCTAGCTTTTAATCCTAAGTTAAGTGTGTTTACATAATTACATAAAACTACTTGAAAATCATTGTTTGTTATCATTTTAAATTAAGTCCTTTCAATGCTACTTCTTCCCAGTTCTTCATGTTACTTGCTGCTGCCTTTTCAACCCATTTAGTACCAGTTCCAGGAACTGAATATTTTCTAAATGTAACAATACCGTTTGTACCAAAGTAGTGCGCTCTTGCATATACCGTATCCCATGTAACGTAACCGCTGTATGCTTTCCCTGTACCAACAAGAGTACCGCCTCTTTGCGGTACGTGGCGTTCTGAATCCATTACAACCTGTTCTGCTACTTTAAACTCCGCCTCTTTCATAGCACCATAAGTAACACTACGTTCTAATTTTGTTATGTCGTAACTAACTGTAATACTCATTAGATTACGTTAACCTCGTATGAGAAGACTTTGCCATTAAAGTAATTTACTTGATAACTTACTACCTCATAAGTTCCATGCTCGTCTGTAATTGTTGCTTGTAACCAACTATCATTTACTTTCACTTTAGAAAATCTAGGATATATAAATATATTTCCTGTTCGATTCCTAACTGTGTTTGTTAGCTTACTAGCTTTTTCAGTCTTATCTATTGTAAGTCTATCAAACCTTACAAAGTTTACTGTAAAAGGCTCTTGGTGGGTGTGTTTACCCCACATATCAACATCATCAATTAATTTTACTTGGATAGTGTCAGTTAGTAGTCTTTTATCTATCATATATAGCTTTCTTATAACCAAAACCAACGCTATTTAGTAAGTTAAGTGTATCTTGTGAGAGATTGAAGTTATCTTTAATAGCGTTAGTTGTGTTATTGCTGTAATTGATTGTAGTTCTACCTATAGACAAGCTGTTTAAACTTGCCTTATCTTCTGCGGTTGTGATTCCGCTGCTATCCATGTAATTAATTTGATATGCTACTGCTTGCTTAACAGCGTTCTTTCTTATAGGATTATCAGATTCAAACTCTACATTGCTGTAAAAGTAGTCTGTGTATAAGTCTATAACGCTGCTTGCTCGCTCTTCCAACTGTTCAAAGTTGTCTATCTCATCAAAACCTAGTCTTTCGTATTCATTTGAAGTTAAGTAACTCATTTTTTAACCTCCTACAAAGAGGAAGCTAGATTACTAAACTTCCTCTGTGCTTTCTTTTTTAGTTTTCTTTAATACTAATGCATCTTCTCCTAGAGCTAGTTTAATCTCTTCTGCTCTTTCTTCAGAAAACTCTGCCGTTTCTTCTACTTCATAAGTGCATTTTTCGTATTTGTCTGTAAATTCTTTTTTAATCGTGTATTTAGGCATTGTTACCTCCTATTAAGCAAGTGTACCTGCAATTTTAACAACTGCTTTTTTGTTGTCATCTGAAATGTAGTTACCACCTTTTGCAGCTGTTTGTAATTTAACACCATCAAACTCTGTAGCCTCAATAGTTCTAGCTGTGTTGATACCAACGAATGGAATTACAACACCATCTGGAGCAACTAGTCCAACTACACCTGTTGGGAAATATTGTTCCGCTGTTTCTTCTAATACGATGCCTTTATATTTTAATTGTTTGTTCTCATCAATAGACACGCTAGAGCCTTTAGCTGTAGTGTTTGAAGCCATATCAACAATTGCGCTATATAATTCTGACCTAATATATGCTTTCATTGGGGCGCTAATTTCACTGTTAACAGCATATGTATGAATGCCATTAAATAATTTCTTAATTGTTCCCTCTTGTAAGTCTGCAAGATTTTCAGTTTTACCAGCGTTATCTGATAAGAATTTACCTACTTTCTTATTCATGTCTCTTGTTTGTGCTTCTGTTTGTAATTCAAATCGTTCTGCAACAACTACATCTAAGTCATTGTTAACTGTGTGTCGGTCGATTCCCTCGTGAATAGCTAAGTCGTAGCTGTAAGGTACATCTTCATCTTGGTAAATAACTTCTGTCATATTACCAAAACGGCTGCCTGTTCCTGTTCCTGTTCCGAATGCTGTATTTGTATCTGTGTTGTAAGTTCCAATTACTACTGGTGTAGCATTAGTTTTAACACTAAACGCTTTAGCATTGTGCTGAACACCATCTTTAATTTGAATAGGAGCTAATACTCCGCTAAATGCTTTAGTTGCGTTAAAAACTGACTTTAATATTCCTTTATATTCTTTTTCATAAATTCTGATTGGTTGATTTTGATTTCCTGCCATATTTGTTTAATCTCCTTTGATTGCATTAGTTATATTTATCAATTATTGCTTGGAACGGGTTTCTTTCTGTTTGCCCTGTTCCGTTTGGATTCCCGCCAACAACTATTTGCGGTTGTGTTTGCTGTTGTACTTGCTCTTGTTCGAATAAGAACGGCTTACTTTCTCTTAATCCGTTTACTACTTCGTCTAGTTTAGGCTTTCCATCTTCTCCTAGTTCTATCTTGTCAATGTCTATTAGTTTCATTAACACATCAGAATCGTATGCCTTAACATCTTTTAGAGCTAGTGCTATAGCATTAGTTTTATTTAATTGTTGCAGCTTACTATCGCTCTCAACCTTATACTGCTCGTATTCTTGTTGTAACTTTTCTAGTGCCTGCTTAACATCTGAATTAGCTTCACTACTTTTCTTTAATTCTTCTAGCGTTGTAGATTGAGTTTCTAGTTGCTGTTTCAATGTTTCATTCTCTGCAGTCAACTCTTGTTTTGCTTGTGTTCTAGCGTGTTCTAGTCCTGCACCGTACGCTTGCATGATTTCGTCTATCGCTTCTTTATCCGTTATACCTGCATTAATTAACATTTCTCTTTTTAAGCTCATTTAAGAACTCCTTTCGTTTTACGTCCATCGACTAAATTTTTAATGCATAACGTGGCATTAATCACGAAAAAAAAGCAGTTTAACGACTTACTTTAGGTCTAGTTTTTAATTACCATCTTAAAACAAATGGATTTTTTTCTATTAATTCTCTTTTGCTGCTCCTTAATGTTCTTTCACGGAGCTTTAACTTGTCGTATAGCTCTGTATTATCTAGAGCTTTTGCCATTTGCTTTTTATCTTTTACTTTCTTAATGGCTCTTTCGTATGATTTTAGCTTTGCTTTATCAAGTGCATTTTGTTTAAGTTCTTCCTCTGTTAGATTCTCTACATCTTCTCTTAATTTTGGTTTGTAATTCACACCAATAACAAAAGGTGTAAGGTAATGCCCGCAGTTTATGCCTAGACAACCTCCAGCAGTACCTAATCCATAATCTGGTAGACTTAATACTCTTTCTCCGTTAACAGTTCTAGCAACTCCTTTAGTTACTATCCTGTGTTGTAACGGAGCGCACATCTCTCTAGCGCTTGACTTGGCACTGTAGTAATATGTGTCTATTCCGAACTCTTCTGCAGGCTCTTCTTTAAGCTCTCTGTAAGTTCTAAAGGTTGTAGTTCTTATTACTGTTTGTGCGTATCTCTCCGCCGTCCATGTCCTGCCCCCTCTATCTACAAATGCAGTAAAGCCATTGTCAAACATTTCAAATACTGCTTTAGTTAAGGCTTTTTTCTCGTCTGATATCCCGCCAACTACAGCCCCTACCGCTTTCTCTAAGGCTTGTTTGAAACCTTTTTGTAGAGCTGGAGGAAGAGATGTATTAATCAAGTTGTTTGTCTCGTACATAGTCTGCCTTGCCATTGCATCTAGTGATTTCTGTAAACCGTAATTAATACTTGCAGTTGTCTCTAGCGCCTTTGCTAGTTGCTCGTGTCCGTGTTTATAAATCTCAAAACCCTCATTAGCTATTACATCTCTGAATAGTCTTTCTGATATATCACTATATTTAGCTATAGTTTGAACATTCTCTTCTGTTAGCAAATGCATATCGTTTAACTTTTCTAATTGCCAGACATAAGGGTTTCTTAATAAATCTGCATTGCCACGCTGCTTTAATCTTTTAATTGTATTAATCATAAGTTCAATGGTTAAATCATGGTAGACTTGCTCTACTTCTTTAGACTTAATCCAGAACTTACCATCGTTTTCTGTTATCTTCATCTTGCGCTACACCGTATATATCTATGTCTTCTTGCTCTAGTTGCGGCTCTACCTCTGCATTAATCTCTGTTAACATCTCATTAGCTTCTACATCAGTAACATTAAGTATTTTAGTAATAGCGAATCTCTTACTTACTAAGCCGCTTGCTACTGCCTTAATCCAATATGTAAGCTCTGCGTTTCTATCTGTAAAGATTCCATCATCTAAGTTAATAGAAATTTCTTCAAATGTTGGAATTTCTCCGTTGTAGATTCCGTTAGCTTTAGCAAGCTCGCAAATAGAAATTACTAACTCTTTCAATGAGATTTCTACTAGTGAAACTATACTGTTTCTCATTTGGTAAGTATCTGAATTTTCACTAACTACCTCTGTAGCAGTTTTCATACTCTTACCATCAAATGTAAACATACCAGCACTTACTCCTAGTTGCATTTCAAATATAGATAAACCTTTATTGATAGCTTTGATATAATCCTCTGCTCTAATCGGTGTAGTTAAATCTACTATCTTGTTATCATCTATACCACCGCCAACTTGAACAAATACATTTTGTTCTACCTCGAATCTACGTTTCTTAATAAAATGTCCGTCATTATTTTGGAAAGTTACTTCTGTTAGATTATCTGGTACTGCAACTCTACGTTGCCCCATCTTAATCTCCCACATAAACTCATCATATGTGCGATTGATAAAGTCTATTGTAGTTTTCGCATTATCAAATATTGATAACCCTAATGGGCTGTTGATGTCTTTGTTATTCATTCCTGCAGTTTTAAGGTAAGTAAATAACGGTCTACTTAAACCTTTAATTGTTACACTCTCTGTTAAATCTTCGTACAATTCAGTTAAAGGTACTCTAGTTCCTACTACACTACTAGAATTAGATTTATAAAGCTCGTTAGTAATTTCTAAGTCTTCTCCGTTCCATTCGTGAAACTCTATTAGTGTGTAATATTTATTCTCTTTGCCCTCACTCTTAATAGTCTTTGTAACAATAGCGCTACTTGATATATCTTGAGTATTGCTCTCTAACGGTAAGAATACTGGTGCTTGAATGAAAGCTATCTTAATTGTTTTACCATCAAAGTATGGACGCATTGCTAGACCACCTAGTGCTAAACAACTTTCAAGATATCGTTCAAAGTTCTTGTTAAACTTATCGTTGTTAAGTATGCTTTGAATAAACTCGTTTGTTTGTTCGTTCTCTATTGTGATTTCTGCTTGTTCGTTGTAAACTAAACTAGCTATCTTTTTACAAGCAGTCCTTGCCAATGGCAAGTGGTTATATTTTCTCGTTTGCTGCTCTCCGTCAGTATTGATATACTTCACATCATCAAATTTGCTTTGATAATATGTTAAGTTACTTTGAATCCTGTTGTATTCTTCGCTAGTAACTGCTACCTTCGGATGGTCTGTTAAATTAATTAAACTTCCCTGCATTTGCCATTTGCTCCTTTTAAAAAAATTCTTGATTATCTGTATAATTCCCATTTAATCGCTCCTATGCTTTTAAGCCTAAAAGTTTTGCGTTATCTAAAATAAAATACTTAAATTCATCGACTGTGTGGTCGTCTTCTTTAACCACTCGTGGCTCTTCTGTGTTGATAGTCTTTTCATCGTATCTATACATCTTATGTTCCTCTATAAATATTTTGTTGTTTTCATTGTCTAAATAAAAAAATCTACCTTGTGCAAGTAGACTTGTTACCATATCAATCATGGTTTGATTTTTCTTTTTAGCTACTGGATGCCATCTAATACCATAATCTTTAAAGAACTGGTTTCTTAATGCACCCTCTGCACTATCTATAGTCAACTGAATTAAGTTAGCATTGTATCTCTCTTGAACTTCATCTATAAATGATTTAATCTCTACTGTTAGCTCACTAGGTGCTAACTTAATGCTTTTACCTGCTGGGCTGTAATAATACGTGTCTAATAATATTACATTCCCTCTTACTGTTATTCCATAAGCACCGCAAGCAGTAGCGCTCTGTTGGTGTCCTGTATCTAGTGCGTATGAGATACCTATTAATCTATCATTAGTAGGTAACTCTGTTATTGCATGGAAACAAGACATATTATATACATTACTTCCTAGTCCAACTGGCTCTCCTAAGTAGATGTATCTGTAATACTCATAATCATTTTGTTTGATTCTCTCAATATCCAGTAACATTTGTTCAGTAACGAATCCTAGTTCATCATTTAAGTAACTAGATTCATGTACTAAATAGCTATCGTCCGTCTTAACTTCCTCGCTCCATTCATTAATCCAGTTGTAAGGGTTTCTAGGTGGGTTGTAACTCCAGTAGAATTTGACAAACCTTACGTCTTTATGTTTCTGTCTCATGAAAGTAATGTTTGTTTGGTCGAACTCTTCCTTACTATCAAACTCTGCAGCTTCTTCATACCACACAGCAACTATATTACTTATATCGTTTGACTTTAGCTTTTGAAAGTCATCTGCACCATAAAAGTAAAATGTAGAGCCTGTGTATATATGTGTTATCTTAAATGGACTAACCGTTGCTTTGAATTGATTAGCATAACCATAAATATTTAGCGCCCATTGTATCTTGTTGAATACACTATCTCGTATTGTGTTAGCTACTTTTCTGATTACTACTACATTAGCTCTTTTATTCTTGTTTAGTTGTTTACTCATCTCTTTAACTAGCTTTAACGCTACTACAGAAGACTTGAAACTGTTACGTCCACCTTTTAAAACGTTGTAAGGGACTTTTGATTCCCACACGCTTTTAAAGTGCGGATTCACGTTCTTTTCAATTCTAAATACACTCATTAATCATCATCCCAACTATCAACGATTATTACAGGCTCTGGCGCTGCTGCGTTGTCTTTTTGGTCGCTCCATGCTGCTTTACGATTCTTCAACCAAAATATTTGAGCTGTTGTGTTTGGTTTGCTGTATTTAGTAACAGTTACTACAGCTCCTGCATTAGTTACAGTTTCTTCTGTGTAGTGGAAACCTACAGCGCTCTTAAATAATGCGTTCTCTACTTGCCTGTCTACTACTTCCTTGCCTTTTTTTAAGGAGGACGAAAAAGACACAAAGCGTTTCTTCCACCCTTTGAAAGTAGTGTAACCTATTCCCATATTTTGAGCTATTTGTTTATCGGTTAAGCCATCTCTTGCCCAACCTTCTATAACTGTTAAACCTTCTTCCGTTAACCAGTCATCATACTTTGCCATTTTATTTCCCCCTTTCTTGATAAAATAAAAAAAGCACCGTTTAAAGTGCTTTTCTTTCGTATAAAAAAATTAAAAAAATATTAAAGGTATGTCGCATTGTAAATATTTTTTTATGATTACCCGAAGTATTAAAAAATAAAATTAAAATAAAGAGTTTTTCATTA